CGATCCGGGTGAGGACGGTACTTCCTCTGTTGCGACTGAGAGCACCCGTCAGGCTGTGTCGTTTGATGCGGCTGCAACTGGTTCAATGGTTTCTTCTGGCAACGTGACGTGGACCAACGTTTCTACTACGGAAACGTATACGCATTGGTCGATGTGGGATGCGTCTACTGCCGGTAACTGTTTGTGGACTGGTTCGCTTGCGTCGTCGGCTTCGGTTGATGCGGGTGACACGTTCCAGATTACGAGCTTGACTTTGACGTTGGACTGATATGGCGACGAATTTTCCTGCGTCGCTTGACTCGTTGACGAATCCGACTTCTTCGGATTCGTTGAATTCGCCTTCTCATTCGGCGCAGCACGCAAACTCGAATGATGCTATTGAAGCCCTTCAGGCGAAGGTTGGTGTTGATGGGTCGGCTGTCACTACCAGTATTGATTATCAGTTGAATACTGGTTATCGGTATCATTCGACTGTCTATTTCACTTCGTCAAGCACGTTCACGAAGGCTTCGTATCCGTGGCTGAGAGCGATCCGTGTGAAAATTGTTGGTGGCGGTGGTGGCGGTGCGGCGGCTACCCGGACCAGCGGCAGTACGGGTCGTAATTCTAGGGGCGGTGGTGGTGGTGGTGGTTACGCCGAGAAATGGATCACCGATATTGCTGGTCTGTCTGCGTCGGAAACTGTCACGGTTGGTGCGGGCGGTGCGGGCGGCGTCTTGTCGTCCACGACGTCTGACACGCCTGTTGTTGGAGATGCTGGTGGTGCTACGTCGGCGTTCGGTTTGACTGGCAACGGTGGCTCAGGCGGCGTGATTTCCAATAATGCTGGTGCCGCTGGAGGGACCGCATCTGGCGGCGATATCAACATCACCGGAGGTCGAGGCGGCAATTCGGCTGAAAATATTTCTAACACCGAACCAGACTATGCGTTATTTCAGTTAGTTGGGTCGGGTGGGGATTCTATGCTCGGTTTTTCCCGCACAGAAGCGGTAAACAATAATGCTGGTGCTCGGGACGGTTCAGGGTTCGGTTGGGGCAGGGAAGGCTCTAACCGATCAAGTGCCAGCACCGGCCGGAACGGTTCTGCTGGCGGTGACGGTGTGGTCATCGTGGAGTTGTACGCATGAAATACGCAGTAGTCAACGCTGACGGTGTGGTCGTGAATGTTGTCCTGTGGGACGCAACATCCGATTTTGATGCTGGCGATGGCATGACGCTGGTTCCTTTGCCGTTCAAGATGGCAACCGATGATGACGGTGTAGAGTTTCAGCAGTATTTCGCCGGTCCCGGTTGGACTTATGACGGCACCAACTGGATCGCACCGCCCGCAGAGGATGAGGAGCTTGTCTGATGGCTACGAACTTTCCTGCATCGCTCGATACGCTCACTAACCCGTCGGCTACCGACACGTTGGATTCGCCTCCGCATGATGAGCAGCATGCTGACGCTAATGACGCGATTGAAGCGTTACAGGCAAAGGTTGGTGTTGATTCGTCTGCGGTGACTTCGAGCTTGGATTATCGGGTTGGTAGTTTGGAGACGTTTCCGATTCAGTTGAATGGTCAAACTGTTTCGGCGGATTATACGATTCCGTCGGGTTATAACGGTGTTTCTGCTGGGCCTGTTACTATTGCGGATGGGGTTACTGTGACGGTTGCTGATGGAAGTGCGTGGGCGGTTGTATGAGTACGTTGAGTGTTGGTGATCTTCAGGGGTTGGCGGTCAACTCTAATGTGGTGACGGTGCCTACCGGTCACACGTTGAACGTGACTGATGCGGCAGGGCTACAGATCGGTGGTTCTGCTGTTGTTAGTGCTGGTTTGGTGCTTATCAGTAGCACGACGATTGGCACGGCGGTGTCGTCGGTGACGGTGACCGATGCGTTTTCATCGACGTTCGACAATTACCGCATTGTGATAGGCAACTGTGATACGTCAATTGGTGCTACTGATATCGAAATGACCTTTGGCAGCACGACCACTAGTTACTACTACGCCAACATCATCGTGACATTGGCGTCAGGCCCGACTCGTGTGGCTGGCAATAACGTCTCTGAGTTTGTTGTTGGTAAAGGCGACTCAGCCAGCCAAACATTTATTTCGTTGGATGTGTTCGGGCCGAATATTGCTCAGCGGACAGGTATCAGCGGCATTGGACACGGTGTCGCCCAAACCTATTTCGTGTCTGGCAACTTGTCAACTGTTACGCAATACACCGCGTTCACTGTCGCGCCCGCATCAGGAACATTGACGGGTGGCACGATCAAGGTTTATGGGTACAACAATGGCTGAGCAATGGACACGCGACGAACTTGTCGTCCTCTACCCTGACGGCACCATTGACGTTTATGGATACGCAAAGGCTTGATGATGACTAGAACAGAGTACGAAACACAACATCCGCTCGGATCAGTCAATGTCCAGCATGACGGCGAAACTCGTCCGATGACTGAAGCCGAGTGGACTGCGTGGATCGACCGGACGATGGAAGCACAGGCCGCTGAGCAGGCCCGTGAAGATGCGGAGGCGGCGAAGGTTGCCGCGAAACAATCCGCCGTGTCGAAACTTGAGGCGCTCGGCTTGTCGGTGGATGAGATTCGGGAAGCGTTCGGGTTGGAGGTGCCGTCGTGAGTACGTTGAGGGTTGGAGCGTCTGCTACTGCTGGCGGTGTTGATTCGTACCGGTATGTTCAGACGGTGTATTTCACTTCGTCGGGGACGTTCGCAAAGGCTTCGTATCCGTGGCTTCGAGCAGTCCGTGTGAAGGTTCAGGGTGGCGGCGGTGGTGGCGGCGGTTCTGATGAGTGTCCGTCGGATGGTGATGCGGCGGCTGCTGGTGGCGGCGCTGGCGGTGTTTATGCCGAGTCGTTCATTGCCGACATTGCCAGTCTTGCTTCGTCGGTGACTGTGACTGTCGGTTCGGGTGGTGCTGGTGGTGCGGCTGGCGCACCAACAGGAGGAACCGGATCGGCTGGCGGTTCGTCGTCATTCGGGTCAGGTGCCGGTTACGAAGTGTCCGCCGGTGGCGGCGGTGGCGGAGGGAATGGTCCTGATGTTGGCGGTGTGTACGGCGGTGCTGGCGCTAGCAGTTCATCAACTGCGACTGGTGACCTTGAGATTGAAGGAAGTAACGGCGTTCACGGTTTGAGCAACGGGGCAGTTACCGGTTCAATCTACATTCAAGCGTTAGGCGGTTACGGTGGTGGCTCTGTGCTGGGCCACGGTGGCAGAGGGGCGATTGTTCGTACCGCTTCCGGAGCGGCGAGCGGTGGAGGTATCGGCGGTGAGGGTTATGGCGGTGGCGGTGGCGGTGCCGGAACCGTCCGCAAAAACACGACGACTGGCACCGGTGCGGCAGGCGGTGACGGCGCTGACGGAATCGTGATTGTGGAGTTGTACGCATGAGATACGCACTAATCAACGCCGAGGGTTTGGTTGTGAACGCAATCGTGTGGGACGGCCAAACCGAATACACGCCCGCCGATGGGCTGACCGTTGTCGCTGTGCCTGATGGTGTTGGTGCCGGTCCCGGCTGGACCTATGACGGCACCAACTGGGTCGCACCGCCTGTCGAGGATGAGGAAGGTGAAGGCTGATGGCTTCCGTGTTGAGGTTTGATGATTGGGAAACGACGTTGGGGACTGGGGTGGTGTCTACTGACGGTTCGGGGAATGTGGCTGTTGGTGGTTCGTCGCCGTCGTACAAGTTGGATGTGACCGGCGACATCAACGCCAGCGGACAGTTCCGGATCGGCGGGACTGCTGTTGGTGAGGCGGTCGCGTTCACGCCCACATGGACGGTAGGTCTGACCGTCGGCAATGCCACCGAAAACTGGTATTACTACGAAATCAACGATCTTGTTGTCATTACCGGCGCAACTGTGTTCGGATCAACAACGGCGCTGTCCGCAAACCCTGCGATGACGTTGCCGGTAACTGCCGCATCAGACGCTCTGAACACTTCGATCGGCAAAGGCTCATCCCATGATGCGGGCACAGCGCAATATCCAAACTTTTGGGTTCTTGGATCGACGACAAGTGTTACTTGTTTTCACATGGGCGCAGCCTCCACGTTCGTAAATACGGGAAGTGCTACTGCCACCGCTCCTTTTACTTGGACAACGAACGACAAAATCGGCGGCAACATCATCTACCGGAGAGCATGATGACATTCGACTATCTGTATCCCGACGCAACCGACGAACAAAAACTTGATCAAGTTCGCAACTGGCGAAACGCCCAACTGGCCGCCACCGACTGGACACAAGTCGCTGACGCACCCGTAGACGCTTCAGCGTGGGCCGCCTACCGTCAGGCGTTGCGCGATCTGCCCGCCAACATCGACCTCGAAAACCCGGTTATCCCAGACCCGCCAGCATGATTATCACCAGCGAAGACGCTAAAACTGCCGCGCTCGCTTTAGTGATGAGCGTGATCGTCGTCTTCTGCTTGTGGATTGGACAGAGATGAACATCGCAAACCCGTCGAAAGCCATGATCGCCCTAGTCGCTCTGGTTTGTGTCACGCTTCTGCTGATGACCGACTCGATCTCAAACGAGGCTGGCACCGGTCTGATCGGCATGATCGCCGGTTACGCGGTCGGCAACGGCATCGCGGCCCGTCGAGGTGACGATGTCACCCCGATCATCGGAAAGAAGTCTTGAAGTTTCACAGTTGGCAACGGGACACGCCACGCCACCCGTTCGACACCTGCTCACCCAATCTGCGCCAGATCCGCAAGTACCTCGAGGAGCGCTGGGGATTCTGGAACCTCGGTTGTTACGGACGCCGACCGATTCGCGGCGGCACCGCCTGGAGCTCGCACGCTTTCGGTGCGGCCCAAGACCTGAGTTATCGCCGCGATGACGGCCACCCGACCGCACCATCTCGCGAATGTGTCGAGCAAGACGTCATTCCGTGGCTGATCGAGCATCACGAAGTGCTCGGTATTCAGCGGATTCACGACTATTGGGCGAAGCGTTACTGGGAAGTAGGCCGCGGCTGGATTGGCCGTCCGCCTGGAGCACAAAACGATCACCTGCATATCGAGGTCACGCCTGACACTTGGACTTGGGCGTCACCGATCTCGGAGCGCATCGTGTCCGGTCCGCCGCAGACCACTCAGCCGGCCGCGGTGCCTCCGTATCCTGGACAGTCAGTCCGCAAGGGATCGAAAGCCAAGGATCGCGTCAAACTGATCCAGCGTGAGCTGAAGATGCTCGGCTACAACGTGGGCCCCGTCGATGGCATCTTCGGCCCGAAGACCGACGCAGCTGTCAAAGCCTTCCAAACCGACCAAGCCCTCACCGTTGACGGCATCGTCGGACCTATTACTTGGAAGGCTTTGTTCAACTAGCACACACAGGAGGCAACTGTGCCAGACATGTCAGACTTCGAAGCCGCACGCCCTAAGCCGGCAACCCCGAAGATTGAGAAGATCCTTGAGGAGCTTGATACTGAACGATCCGAAGCGCTTCACGCCGCGCTGATGGATCTCAGTTACAGCACGCCGACTATCAAGGCGGTGTTGAAGAAGTGGGGATACGAGCTCTCCGAATATCCGATCGCACAATGGCGACGGGCTCATGCTCGATGACTTCGACCAGGAAGTAGAGCTGCAAGAGCTCCGCGACGCCCTTGTCAGAC